ATTCAGCATCGTCACGATCATTTCTGCTTCGGCATCATCCAATGGAATGAATCTTCCATAAGGAGTGCAGATCAATTCTGGCCGGAGAGGGTTAGATACATCAACGGCGATGTAGCACGCTTCGGTCTGATCATTTTTCCAAACGCTGTATTTCATTTGAGAAAGAATGCTCGGTAGGCACAGCACAAGGTTTGAATGTGAGCCTTATCGATCAATGTCGGATCTTTTTCAAGATGGGTAAGGTAAAGGTACATGTCCTCGCACATGCCTTCGGCCATCTCTGTGCGTTGGGCGAGTTCTTTCAAATCCCGGATGTCCGCGTTCAATTGGCGGGCAATAGGTAGAAAGTTCGGCGTGTAGAATCCAGCCTCGTGGATGTTTTTGGAGATCTTGTTAATGATCTCCGTTGGTGTGGGTTTTTGCATTGTTGTGTGGGTGGAAAGTTTATCGGCGGTATCGGAATCGTTGCCTTCGCTTGATCTCTGAATCAAGAAGTGCGGATGCTTCTGCGACTGTCGTGTGGGCGGTGAAGTTGCACCGGAGGCGATGCATCGCTCTAATTTGAGGAAGGCTTGCAAGTCGATTGGCTTTTCGATCAAGAAGGTCGGTGGCAATTTCGGTCGCTTGGTTTCCGCCTCCGCATTCATCGCTGTCGAAGCCGAGCCGATCAAGCATCTCGCAATCTTTGTCGGATGGTCTTCCGGGAGCCGGGTAATGAAAAAGGCCGACCATCGAAAGGATGTTTCTCCCTGCGAGTTTCTTGCGGGCTTTCTTTCTTTCGATCTGCCGTATTTGTTCTTGTCGGTTCTCGATCCTCGCTTGTTTTTCTTGCCGGAGTAGTTCCGCCTCGGCAATCCTTCTCGCAAGATCCGCTTCGCGGCGGGCCACTGCCTCTGCGAGTTTCTGGGTAGGATCTTCTAACGTTCCGGGCTTCTTGTCCTTGCGGGCCTCCGCTAGTATTTGTTCGTCTGATCCAAAAATTGATTCCGGGGTGGCGAGCGAATGTTTGTTCGACTGCCATAGCGGATCGATGGCGATGCAGTAATCTTTTCCTTCACAGGTCCGCAGTCCTCTGCCGATCATCTGCGAATAAAGGGCACGCGATTCGGTAGGCCGGAGAAGAATGACGCAATCTGTTTTTGGTGCATCGAATCCTTCTGTCAGTAGCGATGAATTGCAGATCATTTCGATCTCGCCGGATTTGTACCTCTCGATGTCGATCGTGTCAGTGCCGTCCGCGTGACCGGCCCGGATTCCTCTTTGTCGCATCATTTGAGCAAACCTTTGCGATGTCTTGATGAGAGGCAGGAATGCGATTGTTGCTCTCCGGGAATGCGACCGGATGGCCTCTGCGATCTTGTCGGCCAATTCCGACAGCACTTCGTCGGTCATGTCCTCATCGCCCGGATTTAGTTCAAGGTTGAGGGTGATGTTGCGGATCCCGGAAAGGTGTCCGCGTTTGATAAGATCTGCGATGTGGATCTCGTTAACAGTGACGAAGCCGGAGTCTTCCAATCTGCGGCGATCGAGCCGGTCGGGTGTCGCAGTGATTGCGAGCATTTGTGATTCCGGATTCATCTGTTTCCATTTATCCCATGTCGCGGCGACCGCGTGGTGGGCTTCGTCAAAGATGATCAGTCCGTCATGTTCATAAGGCTCCGACTGCACTGTGTCGAAGTCCGCATCGATGTTGTACCGGGAAAATGTTTCCTCGGCTTGCTTGATAAGTTCTCGCCGGTGGGCGAGGAAAAGGGTCCGCAGATTTGTTTGTTTGGCTACTGCGGAAGCCATTACTGTCTTCCCGGATCCGGTCGGTGCGACCAGCAACGGGTTGATGTTTAAAGAAAGAGCCGCCACGATCGAGTTCACTGCATCGGTTTGGTAATCCCGGAGGATCATGTCGGTCGTGACGGCCACTTGTTTTAGTACGGGTTATCGCTCTTGCTCCAACGGCTCACAGCGAGGATCTTCTTCGGTACGCCATCTTTCACGTACTCGCGGTGCTTCAACGTAACCTTGATTCGCTTGTTGATGCCGTGTTCGATGATGGCCCGGAAGGTGGCCGCGTTCTGCGTGTTGATCTCGGATTCTCCGGAGAGCACGATCTCGCGAACGGCTCCGTTGTCCTTGTAGATGATCTTCTCGCCTTCCTTCATCCACGAGCAGATGTACTGTTCGAGGTTGATGTTGCCGTACTGCGGGTGCTCGACGCTGGTGAGCATCTCGCGACCGGATTTGTTATCGTCAGTGGCGAATTCGATCGTGGCCTTGTGATCGCCTTTGCTGGTGAGGCCGAATTCTGCCTTGGTGACAGTCACTTCGTACTCGCCGGGTTCGGTGATCCAATTACGTTCGAAACGCTTTGGGTTTAGTTTCATGTTCTTTTTTTTTTCTGGGTGGGTTGGTGTTATTCGGTTTGGTTGTTCAATGCCCACTTGGGCAAGGAAATGGTTTCGATGTTCGAGGTATACCCCGGCCAATTGCCCCATGCGAGGCATTCGTTGTAGATCGTCAAGGCACGTTCGAAAAGTTTGTTCCCTGCTTCGAGCATCTCCGGATCCATCGAGTAGATCTTCCAGCAATAAGGCGGCTTCTTCTCGATGAAGATCAAGAAGGCACGCGTGTCGAGCGACTGCCCGGAGAGTCGCTTATACATAGCCTGTTGCATATGGTAGTTGTAATTGACGATCGTGCGGGCGACTGCGGATGGTGATGCGTCATCGCACGTCTTGATGTCTGCGATCTCATTCCGGGTGCTATCAATGATGTCCAATCGGCCCTTGATGTTGATCCCGGAGATCTCGGTGGTGAGAGGTACTTCGTTCTGCGGGTTTACGAATGCGAGCCGGGAAATCGCGGCACGAGCCGACAGTGAGCACGAATCGATCAAGATCTTGTCGTCCTCGGTGATGATCTCATCGCCGGGATTGCACGATTGCTTGAATGCTTCGAAGATCGCTTTGCCTTCCTTCGTACGGCGATCGCAATCCGGGGCCACCTTTACGATGTTGAGGTATCGCTCCGGTTCGAGTGCGGCGAGGTGGATCAGCGATCCGATTCGCATCTCGTCCGACTGCTTCGGCGGATTTTCGAGAATGTGCTTGTAGTGGGCCGGTGAGCGTAGGATGTATTTCAGTGTGCTGAAATTCACCGCGTTGATGTCTTTGTATTCCATGTTTGTGTGGGTTAGGGTTTGGGTAGAGAGTGATAAAATGCAAAAGATCCTGCGAGGTTCCGGATGTATTCGGCTAATTGTTGACCATCGTATCCCTCGAAAGGAAACCAATGCATGATCCTTTTGTTTTCTTGGTACTTCTCGCTTTCGAGATGCTTGATGATCTGCTCTCCGGTCCACTTCTCCGGGAATTCGGAAAGGTAATGACCAGCCGCGTCCCGGAGATAATCGCTTTTGCCTTTGCTGACCGGGTGATGTTTGCGAATGACGGGCATATTAGTTCTGCTGTTGGCAGGAAAGAATGAATCCATCCGGACGCTTGACGATCTTGCTCGCGATCTGCGGGTCGAGATCATCGATCTTCTGCCCCGGAGAAAGGTTGTTGGTCCGGAGAAGCACCTGCTCTGCGGATTCGATCGAGATCTTCCTGTCTTTCAGCAGTGCGATAAATTCCTCCACCGGGTATTCCGGGATCACCTGCAAGGTCTTCGTCACGTTGTCGTTCGTGTCGAGTTCCTCCGGAGTGTAGGTTCCAAAGCAAACCTGCGGTCCGATCAATCGCACGCCTTCCGAAATCGCTCGTGCGGTCAGCATACGCTTCGGCCACTTCTTCCAATTGTCCTTGATGCTCTTGCCGTCCTTGCCGATCGCTACGCCATTGGCGATGTATTCGTCCAGCGTGGCCACGATCTCTGCGGAGGATCCATTTAGCGAAAAGATTGCGGTGACGCACTTTTCATTCCGGATCTTCCAATCTACGCGACCGCCCATTTCTTGAAAGCGTGCGAGCATCGCATCAGCCTTCATCGCGAGTTTCCCATCAATCAGATGGTAGGTCTTCGCTAATTCCAGCGGGGGTTTCCTTTCGGCAAGGCACTGCATCGCAAGGATCTCTCCCTGCTCTTGCTTGGTGCATCCGAAAAGGCCGGATTGGGCGATGCTCTGTCCGATGGCCTTGATCGCATCGAGAGGATTCGCGATCTTGTCGTAGATCTCTCCGGCGTAGTGTTGGGGCACGATGTCCCCTTGTTGTTCTTGGTTGTGCATTGTGTGTGTGGGTGAAAGTTATTCCTTCATCGCTTCGAGGATGTTGTCGATCGTCTTTCGCTTGGTCTTCTTGCCGAATCGTACGGCATAGTATTCCTTGCGTCCCATCGTGGTGGGCTTCAATACGCGAGCCACAGTCGTCTTGTTGATAACGATGTAAGGCGTGCCGAGGATCTTGACGATCTCCGTAGCGATAGGTTGGGTGTTGAGTTCAGTCATGTTTGTGTTGTTGGTTGGGATCAAAGGTTGTTCCTCCGGGCGTATTCGAGAATCAGCAACGCGTCCGAGGTTTTAAGTGTGAGGTTGTCGATGGTTGGGTAGAGCCGGGATGCTTCGGCTTTCAATTTGTTTTTCCACTGCGAGTCGGTCATGTCGCCTTTCGTGCCGAGTGAAAAGTCTTTCTGCCATTTCTGCGGAGTCACTTTGACGATCTTGCACCGGGCCATTTGTGCGGCTCCGCACATGTATCCGTAATTGTAAAACATTACGGCGACAGTGGATCCCGGAATGAATCGCACGAATTTCGGAATGTCCTCGATCACAAGGGTAATGTCTTTGTTCTTCATTCGCTGTTCGTTGAAGAAAGAGCAGATCTCTCCGAGATCCTCCGGCATTGGCAAGGTTCGCACCTGCTCATCTTCAATGTAGGCGATGCCTCCATTTTTGCCGGGATCGATTGCGATGTAGTTAATCATTTGGAAAGTTTGTCTTTCAAGATTAGTCGGTATGCGACTGTTCTTGTTGATAGCCTTGTGCGATTAAGAAGGTATGCCTTGTTTGCGAATCCTTGCAACCCCAAATTGTGCGATGCGAATAATTCTCCGATGTTGGGCGATCTTCCGAGTCTCTTGGTTAGTTGTTCTTCATGCCATTCAAGCCAATCCACGGCGTATGCCTTGTTAATTGATTGGTTGTAAGCATAAGCGTACGGGTAGGTGGGCTTTCCTTTCTTCCTCCGGATCTCCGATGTATGGATCCACGCGGCTTCGTGGAATTGAAATAGCCCGATGGCCTTCCCATTGTCTCCGATGGCTCCGGGGCGGTGATTGCTTTCCTCGGCCTCGATCCAATCAAGCCAACGCGGTTCAATTGCTTTTGTCGTTGTCGGAATAATTAACAATGTCGAGCAGAGCAGTAGAAGTGAGTATTTCATTTGTTTTGGTTTCGATAGAGAATGTGCTGGTATGTACGAGTCCATAAATGTTGTAGTTGAGCCACTCGTCTGCGGTTTCGTGATCCCATTCGTGATGTAGCATTAGTATGTGACGCAGTTTGTTTTCGGAGTAAGTGATCTTCCCGGCTTTGGTCGTGCGGGTGATTGCATGCCGGAAGATCTTATGCGGTTCGAGTTTGATGTAGGCCATGTCAGTTTGATCCTTCCTCCGGATCTTCCATGTCGCTAAAATAGAGCGAGCAATCGATCCCGATCTGTTCACTGATTCGCTGGAAGTCCGGATCACTGTCGAGGTAAGCGTTGCGACAACTGTTGATGTGTTCCTGTTCCACTTCTCCGGATTCATTCTGCACGATCAGTCCTGCGAAATCGCATCCGCCCTCGAAGTAGTAAACCTCCATGCAGATGGTTTTGTATTTGTGGATAATCGCTTGGTAGATCCGGAGAGGCGGCGACCATGCTGTGTCGAAGGTATAGGTCAGCGTGCCTTTGTCGCCGGAGATGTCGATGGTTCGGGTGATCCCGGTAGCGTTCCACTTGGTGCCCCAATTTTCGCATCGCCATTCATACCATGCTTGGTCGTCCGGGTACTTGGGTTCCGGAATGATCCTGCGAAAATCCAAGGTGGTCGGGCCATCGTTATCGAATCCTTTGTGCTCCGCATCTGCGGAGATCTGCTCGATCATCTGTCGGTCTGCCCGGATGATCAGTTTGTTTTCGCACCAGTTAGGCATGTTTGTTGCGGTTCGGGTTCTTCTTGGGCGAGAGCCAGATCACATGCTTGTAACGATCCGGAATGATCCGATCGCCGATCAAGCCGGAGATGCTCATGTTTGCGATCATCGATTCGGTGCGGAGCAGGTTGTAGATCTCCTTGCTCACAGTCCCGGTGATCGTGACGTAGTCTTTGTTTTTCTGTTTGGTCGGATCCTTACGGAATCCGGATCTGGTTTGTTTGGTCATGTTTGTGGGTGGGTGAAAGGTTAAGAGTGAGTGTAGCCATCCGGCTCGATCACAAAATACATCAGCATGCCGGATTGCCCTTTGCAGCAAATTGAGATTGCCAATTCGCAGGGCAGGTTCTGCATTGTGGATAGGTCCAAGGTCCAGCCAATCGCCTTCAAGCGATCGAGGGCATCCATCTGTGCCTGTGAGAGTTTGACGAGCGACATATTAGACGATGTGGCCGTTCATGTCGGCGGTTCGCTTCATGTTCTCGATGATGTCGGCGAATTCTCCGGAGGCAAAGATCCGCTTGCCCCGGAGGCCGATGGTCGCGTGAAGATCATCTTCGCCTTTGATCGATCGAGTAAACGGGTTCCCCTCATTTTCAAGAAGGCCGATCGCATTAATCTGGTCGAGCAGATCAGTAGCAATCTTCTGGTGGTGAATGAATTTGCGGACGGCTTCCCGGAGGATGGTCCGCTGTTCTTGATCAGTGTGCATGTTGGTGTGGGTGAAGGTTAGGCGGAGAGTGCGTGCTGGCGGAGGCAGAGGGCGAGCATCATCTTGTTTCGTTCAGTCCGGATCATGTCGGTCTTCGGCAGGCGTTGGTAGATCGGAAAGAGCCACGCGTTCCGGCGTTCCTGCTTTGCGATCGAGTACCGGATGCGGTTGAGGCACGATTCGGTCCAGATCTGTTCGATGGCGAAACTGTTGAGGCACTTAAACCAGAGCAAGTGCTGTACCTTGATCTCCGGGATCGTCATCGTGGCGACGGCGAGGATCTCGGCCTCGGTTGGGATTCGGTTGTTCGCGTAGGTCTTCATTTTGAATGTGCTCATGTTCGTGTTAGAGATTAGCGGGTGGCGATGCACCGGAAGGAAAAGATCGAGGCAACTTCATCGTGGTCTTGGCCGAGGTCGCCTTGGCCAAGGCAGAAGCCACGCTCTTGAATGACGATCAGATCGCCCCGGATGCTTTCCCGGATGCGGTTGTAGAATTCGGTGGCCTTGGTGGTATCAATCCGGCCATCATGTTGGGCGGCGGCCACTTTCTTGATCAGAGCCTTGTTCTTCTTGAAAGAGGCGAGAGCCTTCTGCATCGCCTTCATGTCAGCCTCCATCGTCTTGATGGCGGCGGTGATCGATTCCGGATCGGTGATGTCTTCGATGATCATGTTCGTGTGGGTGGTGAGAGGTTAGCGATGATCCGGGATTAGCGGATGGCGAGGCGGGGGTTAGAGGCCGGGATCTGCAAGAAGGCCACGAGTTCGGTCCACTTCCCGGAAGGCACGAAAGCCGAGTAGATCGTTTCGGTGCGGTAGGTGTCGCCCTTGATCTGCGTGTTCTTGGTGAACCACTCGTGCACCGGGTTCTCCGTGTTGAGGGAATCGAATTGGTAGATGAATCCGGACTGTTCACCGGCGAGGGTGGAGCAGATCATCGAGATGCCATTCTCGCGGAGGATCGTGTCGAGGCGGTTGATTTGGTAGTTAGTCATTTGTGTGCTTTGGTTTGGGTTTTGGTTTTTTGGTTTTGATCGGGGTTTCCCTCCGACACAATAGACAATGATCATCAAACAAGGCTTATCAAGCGAATAGCGGTAGATTGTTGTCGATTGTTTTACGTCAGTCCTATGTCGGCGGAGTCGGCCTTTGCTGATCACAGTGGGTTTTGCGGTAGGAACGCCGGGGTCATTAAAAGCCACGCCTTATTCGATGTCGGTAGCCATTGGTCGCTTTGAGCCGGTCCGTCTCCGGGAAATGGTCGTCCCGGTAGATTTGTGGCGGTCCCGGATCGATTGTCCGCCCGGATTATGCCTTCCGGGATCTCCGGGATCAGATCGATGATGTCGGTCGATGTATTCATTTTGTAATTACGAAGTGGGCTTGGTAAATTTAGCGATCAATTCTTTGCAGATCATAAATGCTTGCGGTGCATTATTGTGTAGCCAATATGGATCGATCTCTGTTCCTCGTGGATCGAATCGCGACATGCACAATGCCTTGTAGAGATTCGAGAATTGGCCGGAGTAGTGCGAGATTGTGAAAGCGTAGATCGCGATCTCGATGTCGTCCTGCAATCCTTCTCGGTCAAGGCAGGGTAGCGTGTTGATGTATTCGATCATCGTCTCGCGATCCGGATCAGTGTTGATGTAGGTCATATTCGTGTCGGTTCACTGCCAATCGTAGATGCACTGCGGGCATACGCTGAATTTGCCTCTCATCATCGAAGATCCATTCTTGGCACGCTTATTCCAATAGTGGGCACGCACGATGTATCTTTCTCCGGGAAGATCTCCACAGCACTCGCATCGGCGGGGCGAGAATTCTTCGCGGAGGTATTCGTTGTTCTTGTCTTGTAGGCCATCGAGACGTTCGAGTTTCGGATGGATGTTGTTTGGTTGAGCCATGTTAGTTGATCGGAGGATTCCGCTTGATGAAGAAAAGAGCCGATTGAGTTGCCCAAACGTTGTCTTCGGCTTCCTCGATCTCAAAGTCCATGTGAGAGGTTTCCCGGATGCTTTTCAGATCAGCGTGGGCCTTGTCCAATTCGTCCTTGGCGATCTTGATCAGATGCTTGTGGTATTCGCGGGTGGTCATGTTGTTAGATCTTGTCTTCGGTTTCGATCGTGCTCGCTTCGATGAAGGTCGCGTGTTTGAAGGCTTGGTTCGTGTACCGGAGGCGATCGGCGAAATGGATCGCGATCTTCTTCTTCTGCTCCGGATCGACCGGCAGTTCGCTGATGATGCGGGCGATGTACTTGAAGTCCTTGCGGGTGAGTTCCGGGATGGTGGTTCGCATTGTGTTGGTGTGGTTTGGGTTGGGTGGATTTGTTAGACGATCGAGTAAAAGATCTCGTTCATCTTTTCCTCGGTGATCGTGCCGTGTTCCTTGATGTAGCAGCCGATCGCGTGACCGGCGATGCGGGTGCGAGTCATCGAGGTGTTGTGGTTCCGGAGGTACCAGATCGCGATGGTCTTCTCGTCCTCGGTCATCAGCGACCAATGCTTGTGGATCATCGGCTCGCCGCACGATTCCGGGATGGCATCGGCCATCTCTCGGTACCGGGTGATCGTGTTATTGAAGTGCGTGTTCATGTTCGTGTGGGTTGGTATGATGTTAGGGTGAAGGTTAGTAGGAGATCCGGGTGGTAGCCCTCTCACGCATCTTGCGGAGGATCGCTTGGGCCTTGGCGAGTTCCCGGATCGATTGATCGATCTCGGCGACATTCGCGGCGGTCTTGGCCCACGAGTTCTTGTTGGCCTCGCGGATCTTCTGCAAGATCTCGATGGCATCGCCGGAGTCCACGTAGAGGGTGGTCGAGGCGGAGATAACGTCTTGGTTGGTCATGTCGGTTGGTGTGGTGAAGGTGTGGATGGCCGGGATCACTTAATTTCCTTGCGGATCACGCTCATCTTGAATTCGTGGATCTTCTTATCGAGGGCGATAATTTGGCGGAGTTCGCGTTCGATGCGGTCGATCTGCCACTTGGCTTGTTGGAGTTCGTTGGTGAGATCGATTTTCCGCATGTGGATGCTCGTTCCGGCTTCGCCAAGCAGATCGAAGGTCAGTTCGGTGGTTTCGGGGGTGAGGTTCATGTTCGTGGTGTTGGTGGTGAAGGTGGTGATCCGGATTAGCGGGCGGTCGGGGTCCAGATCCAAGCGAGGGGCAGACCAGCGAGGGTCAGCAGTTCTTCCCGGAGGGCGATCTGGGCATCGAGGTACCGGAGGGCTTCCGTGTGGGCTTCCTTTTCCTTGAAGCGGAGGGAGTCGATCTTGGCATCGAGTTCCTTCTTCTTCGCTTCGAGGGGGCCGGTCACGTCCGAGTAACAGCCGGATTCGCGGGCGGAGATCAGATCGGTGGCGATCTTGAAGCGGCGATCAGAGGCGGCACGCTCACGCTTCTCGATCTTCCGCTTCTTGTCGTAGAAGGCGGAAACCTTCTTGCAGATCCGGTTGTATTCCGGAGTGTCGAGCACCTGCTTCGTGGCGGCGAAGTATTCCGGGGCGGTCGTGTGGATGTTCTTGATCTGGGTCATGGTGGTGTTTTGTTTTTTGGTTTGGGTGAAAGTGCTCTCGATGGATCAATAAGATCATGTCTGCTAAACCTTATCAAACAAAATGTATCAATAGCCTGTCGATTGTTTTGCCCGTTGCCACGCCCGGATTTATTGACGTTTGCTGATCTCTCGTGGTTTCCATGTCGGCTGGCCGGGGTTCAAATAAGTTGAGCGTAATTCGATGTCGGCTGGGCTTGGTCTTGCTGGGCTTCGCGTGTTATGATTCTACATCAAACCGCACCCTGCCGGAGAGGATGCACCGCCCGATGCCTTGGCACAATGCCCTCCCTGCCCGGATCAGTTCCAGATCGATGATGTCGCGGTCGGTTTCTTTGTATCCATTCTTTTGATACATCATCAGCGTGTTGTTCTCGATCAAGGTATGCCGGATGAGCACGATCATGTGGCTTCTTGCTTGGCTGATTTTAAGCAGGTGCATATTGGCGAGCATCATGTTTGCGGCTGTCAGTAAATGCTGATGTCGCACTTTCAGATCATCGCCGGATTGCGAATGTGCGGCCTGTTCGAAGGCAGTGTTGAATGGATGCGAGGTCATAGTTGTACGATGTGGGTGTAGATGCATGCCACTTGGTCTTTCCCGATCCGGCGACAAAGCCAATTGTCGAGGTTGTACAGAGGCTCGTATTTGTCATCGAGCATCGGTATGCCGTTTTCGGAATTCCAATCTGCGATCTGTTTCGCGATCTCGATCAGCACCGGATGATGCCGGGAGTCTCGATCAAGCGTGTGGTTGAATGGCTTGGTGGCCTTGATGCGTGTTCCGTCTCGCATCTCGATCGATGCGAAGAATCGGCAGGGGTACCGGTGCGAGGCCGGTTTCATTTTGATCATTACTGCGTCCATGTTGCGTGTCGTGTTAGACGGAGAGGCAATCGATCACAGTCTGCACATCGCAGTCCACTCGCCAAAAGCCATTGGTGGTGACGATCTCGCTTACGATCGCGGAAGATCGATAAGGTTGCCCGGATGGAATCGCTATGGGCAAAACGCTGATCACGTAGGCCGGATTGATGAAGATGGGCCGGGATTCGCACCTGCGGTTCTCCACTTCATCGAGCGAGTAAGATGCGAAGTGCAATTCGAATCGGATTAGTTTGGTTTTGTTTTTCATGTGGGTTGGTATGGGTGAGAGGTTAGATGTTCGCCGGTTCCGGGATCAGATCGATGTCTCCGCTATCGATGAAGGTTTGGTTGTTCCATCGCAGATCTACCACTGCGTTGTGCAGTTTCAAAGCGTAGGCCACTTTCTTGTGCGTGCCCGGATCTTCCTTCCGCTTGATCCGGAACATGTCCGGCGTGAGGAAGGCAAGATGCTCTCTGTACGCACCTGCGAGATCCCGGAGGGTCTGCTTGGTGATCTCCGTGACAGCACTGTTCTGGTAATCCTTCCGGATCTTGTAGGCGGTCAGTTCGAGTCGATGGATGGTCTTGGTCTTGGTCGGGATGTCGGCCATCGCCACTGTGACGGCGTGGTTTCCAATTCCGTAGCCCTTGATCTTCTTGATGTCGGTCATGTTGGTTGGGTGCCTGGGGTTAGAGAGATCCGGATCAGCGGCCATCGATGTGCTTCCAAAAGTTCTGCTCGCGTTCGATCAATCGCTTGGCGGCATCGATCAAGGTCTCGCTGTCTTCGTTGAAGGGCGATTCAGCGGAGATCCCGGAGATGTCTTGGTCTTGATACGCTTTGGCAAATTTGTTTGCGATGATCGAGAGGATCCTCGCGGCCCGGATCATGTCTTCGTGCAGATCCTTGGTTCGATCGTACGGCTCGCACGCGATCACAAGGTAAGGCGGTCCGTAAGCCCATTCCTCGCACTTGAAGCCCACTTCAAAGTGCACGTTGGTGATCTCGCTCCGATCCATTCCGGCGAAAGTGCCGGAGAGGATCCGCTTGGTTACTCGGTATTCAGTCATGTTGGTGGTAGGTTAGTGGTGAAGGTTAGATGTTGTTGGCCATGTCCTCGATGTCGCCCTCGGTGATCTGTTCGCAAATGCACATCATGTAGGCGGATCCGAGCACTCGTTTGTGGATCTCGTGCTTGTAGCATTTCGCGACAAACAGCAGGGCACGTTCCTTGTCGAAGATCTGTTCTTCCCGGATCACTGCCTTCTTGTGCTTCTCGGTTCCGTACTTGGAATTGTCCCGGACGTAGATCACGTCAAGGCGTTCGCTCTGCATCTCGGCGATTTGTCGCTTGATCAGAGTGATGGCTTCCTGCCCGGATTCGAGATGCTCGTAGGCGGTGAATTCCTTGATGCCATTCCGGAAGATCTCGCGGATCTCCGAGAAGGATTCGCCTCGCATCATAAAGTCGGCCATGTCGAAGGCGAAGATCTGGTGCGGTTGGATATTGATCATGTTTGTGTGGTGTTGGTGGTGAAGGGTTAGTTGGTGATGAGAGTGATCTTGTAGGAGATCTCGCGGATGCGATCGGCGAGGGCACGCTTCTGGCTCATCATCCGGAGGATGTTGGCCATGTTCGTCTCGGTCAGCAGTCGGTTGTGGATCTCGATCACTTGGTTCTCGTACTTGGTCTTCTCGATCCGGAGATCGGCGAGTTTGTCGTTGTTGTTCATGTTGGTGTGGTGGGTGAAGTTGGTTGGTGGGTTAGTAGGGTTCGCCTTCGCTGACACAGTCGAGCGACTCCATCGCTTCCCGGAAGGATCCTTCGTGAACGCAGGAGCATCCATCGAAGTTGAAGCCATCGCGGAGCGAGATCCAGATGCTCACTTCGTCGAAGTCGGATTCGTACCAGATCTCATCGGCGACCTGCTTGCCGTTGATGGTGAAAGCCTTGATCTTGGCTTCCTGTTTGATGGTGAGTTTGCCTTTGCGGAGGGCCATGTTGGTGGGTGGTGTGGGTTGGTGTTGGGTGGAAAGGATTAGCCGAGTTCGGCGGCGATCATTACGTAGTGCCAATCATCGGTGGTGAAGGTCACTTCCTTGCCGGAGGCGTGGGCATCCACATTGGCGAGGCCGCGTTCAAGGGCTTCGAGGCGAAGGCGAAGGCCGGTGCGGTAATGGACATTGACCGGATCGGCTTTGGCGAGGCGATCCTTGTGGCGGGCCAGATAGCGACCGGCGGCGATCCGCTGGGTGAGGGTGAGGGTGAACGGCTGGGTGGTGTTGATCTTCATGTTGGGATTGATTGGATTGATCAAACAATACATGCCTAACAAACATTGACAAGCAAAAGTTTTAGTGGGTCTTGCGGTAATAGAATCAATCGTTTGCTCTGTCGTCCCTTTTTCTCCGGGGGCCGGATTTTGGTCAGCCCGCCTTCTTCTTACGTTCCCGGATCTTCCTCGCGATCAGAGCACCGGCCACGATCAAACAGCACGATGCATAAATTGTCGCCACCTTTTCGTGTATCCGAATTTCACTGACAAGTTCTTTTGCTTTGTTGTGGCAATTTTTCATGCCATCTTCTGCCGCGTTGATGCGTGCCTCGATGTTCTTGTTGTCAGAAATTTTTTTGTCCTCGGTGATGATGACGGCAAACCAATTTGGATCCTTGATTGCTTTTTGTGCGTTAGAGATTTGCTCTGTGAGGTTGTCGCCCACTTCCCGGAGTTGTTGCGAGATGCTGATGCCGATCCACGCAAAAATGGCCGACATGCATGCGAACACAATCATCGCGAGCATTAGCGAATCGCCCGTGTTATCGCTTTTTACGCTTTGGTTTCGCATTTTGCTTTTTCTTGATCATGCCAAGTTTCTGCTCGGCGGTCTTGTTGATCCAACGTAAAGCGATGTCGAATAATTCCGGAGCACTGTATCCGGATATGCCCAAGGTGGCGGCCTTTAATGTCGGAGCCATTTCAATTTCCGCGAGTGCGAGGTCTGCGAAGATTGCTCCGATAGCGGCCACTGTGACGAATCGTAGTGCCTTGATCCATGTCATGCCTTCCTCCGGGCGGAGAAGAAGTCGTGCGACCATTCCTGCCATGCCGAGAAGTGCGGCGATCCAGCCTCCGGCTTTTAATTGCGAAGCGACAGCACTCCAATCATTCCGCGAGGCGGCTCCGATGGTATCACTGTCCGGGGGCTTCATGTTGTTTTCTATTCCACTTTATGAGCAGGTAAATGCATTCGGCGAGTCCGATCACTCCGATGCCAATCCCGATGTACCGGGTAATGTCGGAGTCCATTATCCAAGGAAGCGAGATGCACGCGGCTCCGATAAAGATTGTTAACAACGCAGAGAGCCGGGAAATTCCGATCATCGATCCAAATGCGAGCATCAGCGTGCCGATGGTAATGATCCCTGCTCCAAGCATACCGGCCATCGCTGTGGCCTTTTCTTTCCGGACTGCGACTAGTTCTGCTTCCTTGCGGGCCAGATCGTCCTTTGCTTTTTGCTTCTCCTGTTCGACCGCGTACCATAGTTGATCGAGGGTCTTCTGGTATTTCTCCGCTATCTCGATTGCTTTCTTGTATTCCTCTTGCGAATTCTTGTCAGCCCGGATCCTTGCGAATTCTACATCCTTGCTCTCTGGCTTTGCGAGGTATGCGAGTCCAACGTTCAGTTCGCTCTTTGCCGAATCTACGCGGGGCGGTTCCTTGGATAGTTGCTCTTTCGCGACTGTGATTGCGGCGGCGGCTCTTGAATCCACTTTGTCGGCTTGATCCGCGTATTCATCGATGACTGTCGGCTGGTCGGCTGGTGGAAGTGCGGCAGGGGTTTCTTCCGGAGATTTGCATGCCGGGAAAAAAGCGAGGGTGATGATAAGGATCGCCCCACTGTTAAGACGGCAGAAGGGAAGCCAGCCCGTAGAAATTTCTCGGTTCATTGGGCTGGCTCCCGTATTTCACTTTTTAAGGTTCTTGATGGCTTCGGCGGCATTCTCGATCTTCTTCTGGTTCTTCCGGAAGAAAAGAGCACCGGCGACAAAGCCAGCAATTAGCGATAGAGTTACGGCGATGATGTAGATCATTTGATAATGGTTAGGTTTTGGTTTTCGAGAATGGCATCAAGTTCGGCTTCGTTTGACGCGGTGACGATCGTAAAGCCAACGCTCGCGTATCGCTGTCCGGGATTCATTTTGCCGATCTTAATAGCGGTCTTTGCAGATTCGTTAACAAGTGCAACGTAGCAAGTGCTTTGGTAGATTTGAGATGTCATGTTAGTAAATCGTATCGAGGTGGTAGGCGGTGGTAGCCCAAGTGTAGTTTGCTCCATCATACCAGCCGAGTTTCACTTGCAGACTGTCACCGGTGGTCAGCGAAAGTGTTGCAGATGAAAATCCATAATTGTAGGTGGTGGCAAAAGAGATCACATCGGCCAACGCTCCATTGATGAAAATGCCGAAATAAGCAGTCGCGTACTTTCCATTGTACCAATGCGAGATCGGGTTAGCCCCCTGCATAAAGGATGCATAAATGTAAGAGTAGCCGGATGAGATGTAAGAGGAAGGTGCTTCGATCAGCATCTCCATCGTGTCAAATTGGTTCCACAGCACCGGAGGCGTGCCGGGAATGTATGCGGTGGTCTGTACAGTGCTGTCCGGGAAGGTGATCCCGGTGTAGGCAAGGTTGAGGTTTCCGGAAGGGCCGGGAACAGTGACTCCGCCATCAGCGGTGATGCCTCCGGTAAAAGAAGGCGAGGCAAGCGGAGCGTATCCAGAAAGTGCTGACGAGTCGATGAATCCGGAAGGATTGCTCGCATCGTATTTCGCATCGAGGGCGGATTGCAGATCGGTCTGGCTCGACAGCGTACCGGTGATGCCACCCCATGCGGCTCCACCGCCACCGCCGCCCACGTCAGCCATTGTTGCGAGAGGATTAGCACCGGAAGGTGAATTCGCATTCGAGATCGCGGCGGCAACGTCAGATCCATCTTCGGTGACTCCGAGGTTTTGCCAAATGATGTCCTGCGTAGGTGCATCCGGTGCTTGGTTAATGTCGCGGCGAATAAAGCGAGAGTTGGCCACTTCTTCGGTAAGAGGCGTGCCAAACGAAACCGGAGCGATGGCTCCATCGCTGACCATGTCGGAAACAACAAAGCAAGGTGCGAGAAGCACAGTCTGCGGCTGACTGTCGGTGAAGATCCGCACTTCTACGCTACACTGTATGGAATCGTTGCCCTGCAAAAGGGCATGCACTTCTGCGGTAGAGAAGTTGATGTCTCCGAAGTATCCGGAGAATCCAATCAGTCCGGAATAATCGACAGCAAGGCCGGTGGTCGGGGCGATCTGGATCGCGATGTCGAAGGTCTGTTCTCCGGATTGGCTAACATTTACTTTCCCGGATCCAACGCCGGTCAGTTCTTGCAACGCGATCGAATAATTACCACTCGGCGAATTGATGTCGATTGGAACAGCCTGTTCGTCATTGTACGTAAGAAGAAGTGATCCGGTCTTTGCGAGAGGATTAGTATCGAGGCGGTAAATAACTTGCGTGCCATTCCACGCTTGAATCAGTGAGATGCTGGTGACGGGGTTTGCGATCGGAGTCCAAGTGGTACCGATGGCAACGGGCGACTGTCGAAGGGTAAGAATGACAGTCTGTTTGTTGAAAGCGTCTCCGACCTGTCCGACCTGCAAGGATTCGTAGGAGGCCGGAGTAAGCGTGTCGGAACCTGCTTCAATGTCGGGTTTTGCTCCGGAGGTATTCCATGCGATCAAGAAAGAATCGCCAAGCGTTGAGACAGTAACTCCGCCAGCGGTGCTAACTGCGGAAATCGCATTCAAAACAACGCCGATCTGTGCGGCTGTGGCATTGTAATCAAGGTCAGCGGTTTCGGTGCCGGAAACCTGCAAACGCCAAGTCCCTGCGGTGGGCAATTCATTTACGAGGCCAACGGCTACTTGGATCGAGCAACCTGCCGGGAAAGGCACTTCGTAGGTAGCACCGGATGACGCAATCTGTACCAGATGCAGGTCGAGCCTCTCGATGTCTCCTTGGTTAAAGATTGGCACTTTCGAATTCGTGTTCGATCCGTAATCAGCCAAAAGCGAATTGGTCTGCGGATTCATCCAGAAGGTATTGGTCGTGATGGGCATCGCTGTATAAGATTAGCCGACTGTCAACGTTGTCAAGGTTTGTCTGGCTTCTCTAAATAGAAGTCGTCAATCACTGTGACGTAGCCCTCATTGATAGGGAATGCCCATTCTTCAAGGATTGTTTCAGTGTTGGCATCAAAGTCCGGGATCGTGATGTTGATCTCTCGCTCTCCGGCATCTTCCCATTCTCCAATAGAGTAGGTAAAATCCCAAATTGGGTTTGATCCATCGTATGTTTGAATGATCTGTGCTTTCTTGTAAGTCATTTTTCCTTTGATCGTCCAGCCTTTGAGGAAGTTTTTGCAAAGGTCGCGATAACTGCGGAGCCGGATCCTGCAATCCTCCGAATCGGAACGCATTATGATTCCACGCGGAAACATAGTTTCGGCATTGGGCATTCTTGATGTGAAGAAAGTTCCGTTAGGTCCGGAGGGAGTGTTGTCGATAGGGCTGTTTGTGATCCAAGGCAGGATGCAAAAGTTTGCACCTTCTAATTCATCCTGCGAAACGTGACGCGGGAAAACGTAAGATAGCATTAAACTGTAATCGTAATTCGAGATCCATCGTGTCACGCCTTGCTCAAACACTTGGTCTGTTGTCAGTTCGCTTCCGAAATTCGCACTCCAAGTAAATCCGGGAAAAGGCACGATGTCTGTTCCGATGTAATTGTGTGTAGTTGAAATCGGCGGATCTCCTACGCCGGAGAAGGTAGAGGTAATTCCGTTTAAGTTGATCTCGTGGATTGTCCATGCTCCGTAGCCCACTTCGAGAAATGTCATTCCGTTGCAAGGTCTGTCATTCCCTCCACTCCACAGCGTGCTGTCCTTACAAGGTGCAAATTGCGGATCCGGCATAATCCCTCCGGGCGATCGGAGGTTTGCAAACGAGTAGGCCAGCCTGTATGGAAAGACGGCTTCAAGGTAGATCCAATTAATCGCCTGTAACGTTTGACTGTGTGTCGGAGCCTTGCATGCAAAGCCTTCAAATTGGTCCACTCCGTTGTGTCGGCTGTATGGTCCGGCGATAAATTCCGGATTCGGCCACGATTCAATCGGTCTGTATTCGTAAGGGTTTAAGCGAGGCCCATTTTTGCAAACGGCGACAAGTGCTCCGCATCTACGAGTACGCTGAAAGTTTCCTGTTGAGAAAACGGCCATCAGATCTTCGAAAGGAAATAGGTAGCCGGATCAGTGCCGCACTTTAACCTGTCAGCCCAAATAGAAGTGTAAAGGTTCTGTGCAACAGTGGCGGTCTTTCCATCTGTTGAAATGTTGATCCACGCGATGAGGTAATGCACAGCCGTATCGGTATCATCCGGAATGGCAGTGTCAGTGTAATGAATGGTCAATTCAGCCGGAAACGTTGCAACTCCTTCTTCTTCTGTGGTGGTTGCTTTAATGTAAACCTTTCCGGATGGGTGTGCATTTGCTTTTGGTCCTCCGGGAAATGGTTTGTCATCGATCCGTGTTCCGTTAAGCGTTGGGATGTATCCGTTGAACGTTCCGGGTCTGACTGTAAAAAAGAATCCCGGCTCCGGAGATGCAGAGCCTACTATTACTACTTTAAATGGGTACGATGCGGCGGGAGTAAAATTAGCCGCTGATACAAATTGCGAAATCCCTGCCGGAGATTGCACCACGTTGCCTTGGTTTCCCGATGACGGGCGGTAGATCCCATTGTCCGCAACGTTCGCGAGTTTGTTGAGTTGGTTCGCATAAATGGGCGAGCCGGATCCGAATCGTCCGGCGTTTGAGCCTCCGCCTTTGAATCCAGAGTCTTCCATTTTCGTTTGTTATTTAGCGGATGACCATTGTCCATCGTGAGGGTAAATGTCTGGATCCCATCCATTCTCGCCGGAGGCGAGCACATCGTAGGACACTTTCCAGAGGTTGCCAAATTTTTCGAGGCCGACAGTATTGAGCAAACCGGCCTTGCGATTCCATTGGTTGAATTGATTGCAAAAAGGAGCAGGTAGCAGATCGAAGTCGCCCCATCTACGTTTGCTGACATAGCCTTGATGTCCGGAAAGTGAGGATGCTTCCGCTTGGCTTGAAAAATAAATAACGCCACGCATCGAGATGCTTCCTTTGTAATAACTACGTACCCCTGCTTTGGGGTTAGGGTTTGCTTCTTCTTTTGAAGGTGCAAATCCATTGAAGATGTATTCGCCGGTATTGTCATCTAACGTCCAGATGGCCTTGTTGTATGATTTAGGATTCCCGGAAGGCGGAATCCCTGCGATCGGCGTTTGTGCGGTAGATCTTCCTTCCGCAAATTTCTTTTTGTTTTCGCTTGTCAGAGTGGTAAAGTTGACGTGGGTTTCAATCGGTTCGGTGACTGATGCTCCATTGTACGTGATCTGTGGAGTTGTAGAATTTTTGCCTTCTGCGATTCCGGCGTACTGTCCGGTGATCTTCATTACGCTTCCTTTTTCGATTGCAACTTCCCACTTGTGCAAGGAAAGGAAGGTAAGTGAAAGATCCGGATGGGCATCGCCAATCCTCATAATCGTTGCCATCGATTGTAGCATGCCGGAGTCGATATGGTAAATGACTGTCGATTGCACAAGGCCGAAGCCATCGTAATCAATCGTCATGCTGTAATCGCGTACCTTTGATTCGAGCGAATCTCCAAAGTCCTTGTGTGATTTTTTCGTGAGTGCCATTTTATTTTGCGATGTTGGTCTTGTTGTTTGTTCCGGGTAATGTCTTTTGGTTAATTGATGCTAGTTCTCTTTGCGATGCTTCTGTTGCAGTAGCAATCCTTTCAGTTGCGGAAATAGTATTTGAAGTGATCCAATCGCCTCCGCCGACTGCTTGCAGAGAAGTACCCTTGGCCACTCCTTCTGCGATTTTATCTTGGTCTGCGGATGTTGGAGTCATCGATTGCATTATTTCCCGGAGAACCCCCATAAACAGTTCTTCGTTTTGTTTGTTTCCGGTGATGTATGCTTTTCCGGATTCATCTTTCTCCACGCCGGAAATTCCTCGATCTCTTGACAATGCGGCGGCGGCGATTCCTTCATCGCTGAATTCATCAAAAAAGCCTTCTGATTCTCGGAATTTTTTAGCCTTTTCAATTGCATCGATAAAGTCTTGCAGATCTTCCGGATCGTAACCCGCCGTTCCAATCTGTTTTAGCAATCGTGCACGTACCATAGCCGGATCTGTTTCTGCTTCTATGCCTCCAAAAAATCCGGTGTCTTTTGTAAGTCCAAGCCGGATCAAATTGTTTGCATCTTTTGAAGGATCAGCAAAAAGATTGATTGCTATCCTTCGCTTCATTTTTTCCCACTCGTTACCTGCACGTTCAAAAGCACGAGCAGTTCGATCCATCGCCCGGATCTGTTCGTCAGAAAATACAGTTACGTTTTCCATCATTGTCTTCATTTGAAGCCCATTCATTTTGAAGATCTGCATGTTCTGCATCGATGATCTTCCCAAAAGCACTTGGGCTTGTCTTTGCAACGTTGCGGCTTCTGCACCTCTGCCATGTGATTCTGCTAATGCTTGGAAAACCATTTCGGCTTTTACTTGTTTATTTACCACTTGTTCAGTGGTGAATCCAAGTTCTGCAAGAACGGCTCTATGATCACTTGCTTTCACTTCTGCGGCTCCAATGCTTTTGTTTGCAAAAGAAAGCATCCGTCCAAGCGACTCCATCGACACGCCTGTTTTTTTTCCTACGGCTCCAAGTCGTTGGAGTTGATCCATAGAAGTACCTGTTCTTTCAGAAATGTCCCGGAGTTCAGAGGTCCAATCGAAAGCGGCCTTCACAGTTTCGATGCTTTTATCCACAAGCGATTCAAGTGCCAAGCCCTGCAAAAGTTTTTCTTTTAGCGATCCCATATAATCGCCAAAGTACTTTTGCATGCCAGAGATCTTCTCTCCGGATTTTTCTGCGGCCTTCTCTGCTTGCGAAAAATCAGCACCTACTTTTACTTTTACGGATTCGTCAGCCATTTGGTTTGTTAAATTGTTTTTGTAATTGAATGAGGGCTTCGCGAGCCTTCTTGTCTTCCTCTGTAACTAAATCAATGTCTGCTCCGGATGCGACAAGGAATGATGTCTGTAACCAGATTGCTTCGCTCTCCGGCATTGTCCATGCGGTTTCGTAACTGATTCCGTTTTTCACAAGTACGGAAATGATTGCAAGAGGCCAAGGTAGGCCACGGGTCTTCCCGGATTTTTGTTTGTGATAAATCTCCGGCCAGATCTTCTGCTGTTTGTAGTATTCAGCGAATTCTTCAAGGCACTTTTTGAAGTAACCTTTTTTGAAATTTAGCCGGATCCATTCGATAAGTTCACGCATCGAAGGTTTCCTTGGCATGTTACGCACATCATCGCACGAGCAGATCTTGCATGCAAAAAGTAGATCATCCGGAGTGCAAATGAAAGAGCCGGTGACAAGCGGCGATTGCACTGCTTCCAGCAACACGCGGTGCCGGAGTGAAAAAGGTTTAAGAGCAAACCCTGCTACCACACGTTGAGTGGGTAGCAGAGTAAATGCTTCTTGGTAATTCCCGGACATTACCGGGCACTCGCTTACGCGAGGGCGATCTCTTGGTACTTAACCAGATCGAGCGACAGTTTGCGGAAATCGTTGTTCACGCCACGATCGTCCACCTTTTCGATAATGTACTTGATCGAGTTGTAGGTGAACGTAGTGCCGATAGCGGGCGGAACACCGGCGGAAAGAATCGTGCCTTCCAAGGTGATCTTGTTACGCGTATCATCGTACCGCTTGGTAACTACTCGCCCGTATTGGTCGGTAACTTCCACAGTAAGGCCGAATTCTTTTGAAAGCGGGTCACTCGTGATGGTCATAATAGCCACCGCACCGGTGTTGCTTGGATCGTATAGGCCGAATTTATGTCCGGTGCCGATGTTAACGCTAGTGTCGGTTAGTGGCATGTTCGTAGTTTGTTATTTAGAGCCTACTGTTAACCGGTCGGAAGGCATGCGACTACGCTCCACGTAACGGCATTTCCAAAGCGATTTGCGGATCGGGCTTCTTCGTTGTTATCAAAGGCGATGTAGTAAAGGATCCCATTGTCTGCCGGAATGCCCCAAAAGTCCTTTAAGGCATCTTCGTTGCGAAGTCTTGCGACTACTGCTTGCACGCGAGCACGATGCTCATCGAGTGTTGAATCGTACGCAGACGAATAGACAAAGGTTGTTAACTTAACCTCGTAGTTGCCTTGGTTCTTTCCTTGAAACGCAGAAGGCGAATTTGATGCCTCGGCTGAAATAACGCCGACCGGAAGCGGTCGATCATCGGCCACTTGTCCTTTGACGATCGGGAAGTCTTCAATCTGTTCGGAAAGGTATTCCAGCACCTTGTCTTCGATGATGGATCTAATGTCGATGTACGTTGTCATAGTGTTTCGTAATTCTTGTCAGCAGAAATTCGAGTAAATGCTGCAAGGTATTTAGCACCTTTCAATTTCCAATTTACGTGGTAGGCAATTTTTTCCCGGAGTTGATAGGCACGATGGTTGAATGCCATTTTAAGCCAGCCCTTTTTTGTAAGGATCTGGTTAGAATTGCCAATAAAGTTGCCAACAGTGATGGCATTTTGATTTTTTGAAAATTCCTCAATCATTATCTTGGCAGACATTACAGTTGGCTGTTTCTTGATCCACGCCCCTACGCGAGAAAGTTTGGGTCCGGGAATCATTAATGCGGTTCCGTACCAGCCGCCTTTTAATTTGCCAACGCGTTCGGCTACGCTCTCGGCGTATTTTTTTCGATCTCTTGTGGTTTCGACAAAGGCAACAGTCTTGTTGCCGCGAGGCACCCGGTGTGTTTTTCCGGTAATGTTTTTATGAATGATCCGGAATCCTTCCATGTCGCCCCTTTCAATGAATTCGGGTTTTGACGCGGATGCAGGTACATAGGTCTTAAACTGTTTAAACGTAAATTCCTTGGCCATCTTTTGCTCTTTCTTCCAAAATTTAAAAACACGCTCATCGTTAAGAGAGGCAACTTGTGGTCCTGTCATTTGCTTGATTCCCTTAAAGATCTTGTTGATGTCCTTAAACACTGCTTTCTCGCCTTTCTTGTATGCATCAAGGTCACGTCCTTTGCCGTATCCGGGGGTATTACCAGAGAAGGGCGGTGTGTAGTCCAACATGTCACCGCAGAAGCCTCTAGCCACGTCTCTGCAAATGATCCGGGAGTCTTTATTAAGCACCTTGGCGGCAAGTTCCATGTGATGCTTCATTCCTGTCGCATCGACAGTTATGCCTTTTCTTGCTACAATTAATCCGCCCATGTTATTGAATAGCACTCTGCACCTTTGCGACAATCCATGCGGAAGGCGGTCGGTCAGCGAGGGCTTGGATTCGAAAATCAGCATTGTTAAATGTAACAATGTTTCCATAGGCCACTAGTCCCGGATGTAGTTCAGCGGTAGCCCGGAGAAATTTAATTTCGTAAGAAGTGCTGTCGATGAAGCCACCGGTGTTGAGGTCTTGCATTACCATCGGCTGGCTCATCAGTACCGAAAAGGTATGCTCTGCCGGGGTAGTGCCTTTGGCGGGCTTTACAGTGACTGTTTTCGGGATCTCTGCGAGGATCTCGATGGCATCGCTGGCGAATTCTTCGTAGATTCCCATGTAATGAGCCGGATGTTGAATGGGTAAAAAAAAAGCCCCGGATCTCTCCGAGGCTCTTTGCAATCTTTCCCCTCTGTTTAAGAGGTGAAGCGAACGCGTTGAAGGGCGGCAGGATTGCCGACAGCGGAGCCGATGAGCCACGAAGCCGACAGTTTGTGCAGACCAGCAGACCAATCGTACCAATAGCGGAGCGAGTAGGCGAAGCCGGAATCCGGATCCTGCACGATGGTCTGTTCGCCACCGCCGGTGGTCGGAGCCGCCGGAACGCGAGTGACGATGACCAAACCTTCGCGGCAAGAGGCGATGCCATTCAAGCCTTCGGTGAACGGCGTGCCGGAAACCGGGAAGCCATTGTATTCGAAGATGTCGAAGCCATGCAACTTCTTGCTGATCGCGTTGTTCTGGATCACATCGCTCGTGCCGTACGAGAAGGTCTGGGCAACGGCAGGATCCTGCACGAGTTGGCCCATGCCATCCGGAGAGAGCAGAAGCATGCGGCCTTCGTGAGGCAGGTTAGCCTTGGTCAGCGAGGTGGCGGCGTTAGCGATCGCGATGCGGTCGAAAGAAGCCTTGGCACCGGAGTAGGCCGTGGCAGGAAAATTCGCGGCGGTCGTAAGGGTGAAGACGTTATCGAAAAGCGATTTCACAACGGCATTAGCCATCGGAGCCATAAAGAGGCGGCGGAGGCGTTCCATCGAGAGGGTCGCAACTTCGTAGTCGGTGAAGGCGATGGTGACATGCTTCTGGTCGGCAAGCGTCACCGGGATGTCATGCGAAACGGCATCCTGTTCGGTGAAGCCGGTAGCACGATCGTACGTCTGGGCGGTGAACGCATCAGCGTAGCGGGTGTGGACAGTAGTGCCACGTTCAGCCACGTAAGAGCCGAAATCGCTGACAGCGATCTTGGTCAGAGGCACGAGTTGCGGCACCAGAGTCCGGAGGGATTCTTCGGCGACGAGTTGGAGGGTTAGACCCCCGATGTTGTTGCTCATAGTATGTAATTAGTTAGGTTGAGGATTAAAAAAAGTTTTAGCGGATCCCGGCCTTCCGGAGAATGGAGGCCCGGTTCTTGTCATAGAATTGAGACGCGGCCTTGGCATCGGTCTTCTTCATCTCGATCCACTTTTCCACGATGTCTTCGTCAGACGCAGAATGCGAAACAGCCGGAGAAAGTTCGACAGGCTGAACGCCAACGCTTGCGGCCATTTCTGCGGCCTTTTTGCCGACAGTGGTCTGTTCGGCCTTGATCTGGTTAGCGATGGATTCGGCATCGGTCTTGATCTTTTCGAATTCGATAGCGATCTGCTTGGCGGCGGCAAGTTCCTCGGTGAGAGCCTTGATCTGCTCCATATGAGAGGCAACCTGCTTGTCGGATTCGTTTACCATCGCATTAGTCGCTTCAAGTTTCTCGGTGAGTTCCTTGATCTGCGAGGTCTTCGCGTTATCGGAATTGAAAACCGCTTCGTAAGCGGCCTTCATCTTGCGGAAAGAATCTTCGATGCTCATGCTGTTATTGTAAGCCGATTGTTAACCTGTGATCACTTCTTCTTGGTTTTCTTTTTCTTCTTTTTCATCTTATCCGGAAGGAGGTTGTCCGGATCTTCTTCATCTTCCTTGTCATTTTCATCATCGCAAACCGGATCTTCCTCGGTGTCCTTGTCGTAGAAGTCATCTTCAAAGTCCGGATCCGTAGGCTCGTCTTTCTTGTGTTTTGCTTTGGGAACCATGCCGATGCCGGGATTGGTATGGTTTTCTTTCTTTTCAAGATCCTTGGCCACCTGTTCGTTAAGGTTTGCCATAAATTCATCAAAGCCATGCACGAGTCCGGTGATCAATCCATCTGCGGCACCTTTCTTGCCGGACATTGATTGGCCCTGCATACAATCCTTGTCAGCAAAGGATCGAACGGCAAGCACAGCCCTAATAAAGTCTGCGTGCACTTCGTCCACTTCGGTCTGCAAAAGGTTTCGCTGATCATCGGTGAGGGCGGTGCCGGGATAGCCCATCGCCTTGTACTTTCCTGCCTTCACAATGTCCATCCGCACGCCTTCCATCTTGTAGGCTTCGGAGAGATCCTGCAACGCGATGTAAACGCCAATGCTACCAACAGTTGAAGACGTGGTGGCAATAAATTCATCGCACTGCGATCCAATCCAATAAGCGGCGGAGCACGCTTCATCTTCGGTGAAGGCCACAGTCTTCTTGCTGATCTTCCGGATGTAATCTGCGATCTCCGGAACGCCGGTGGTCGTGCCACCGGGTGAATCAATGTCTAAAACAATGGTGGTGATTTGATTGTCGTTGCACGCATCTTCGAGCCATTCCTCGATGTCTCCGATGTCGCACGCACCGCATAGTTTCTCAATGTCGGAAAGGTTTTTTCCGATCACGCCATGCACCGGGATAATCGCAATAGGTCCGGCCTTGGTCATGCTGTCGGGCTTGCCGAAAATTGCTTCAAGCATATTGCCAATGTCGGTCGCCTTCATTCCGGCGGAGATTTGCAGATTGGCCACTTTCTCGGCATAGGCATTAGCCCTGCCGATCTCGATGAGCAACGGATAGCGTCCGGAGATCGCTTTGGTTAGAAAATTCATTTGTCTTCGGGTTTTGTAGGTTGATTGGGTTCCAAGGGGTTTTCGCCATTCACAAGCATGTCGAGTGATCCGGTCTGTGACTGCGTAGGTCGCCAGAGGGTTTCAAACGGCACATTGTATTCCTTGGCGATGTCGATGGTGGCTCGCATTTCTGCGGCCCGGAGTCGGGTCTGCACAAGAAAGTCTTGGCCCTGCTCTTGGTAATTTTCGGTGCGGGTCTTCAAGCCCACTTCAATGTCGGCACGATTCTGTGCGGATTCGCGACCGGCATCAACAGTCACGCGGCGAGGCGTAGTCCATTCTACTCGGTTCCACTCCTTATTGTCCGGGAGTTCTCCATCGCGGATCGCGTTGGAGATAACATAGCCCCACGTAGGAGTCAGTAGTCGGTTGATAAGAATGTTCTGCACATAAGAGCAATAGCGATCGGCTTTCGAAAGCACGAATCGCATTGTTGCTCCACCTGCCTTGGTCGGATCAATCGAGAATTCAAACGGCAAAGTGCCCTGCATGCTATCACGTTGGAGATGTTCAATAAATCCTGTGAACGTAGGAGAAGGGCGATTGCTCGCCATGCTTTCCATTTTTTCGCCGGGTTTAAGTGCGAGCACCTTTCCGCCGATAAAGGTAGATGCTTGATCAGTGTCAGTGGCACCGGCCACTGTCGCCGGGGTCATGCCGAATGCTTCATTGTCTCCGGAATCAAATTGTCCTCGCTCGGTGTAGATCACGCGAGTCGCGTCGCCATCTGCCTTCACTGCCATTTTTTCTAGCGAAAGGATCTCCAACATGTCCACAATGTTGTTGATGCTGTGTTGAAGTGGCGAATACGCACGAGCACCGGTGGCAACTTCCGGGGCGAATACATGCATCATCGATTGTCCGGGAAGCATGCGGCTGGATCCATCGCTTTTGACAACGTTGTACCCTGCGACCCTGCCGTATGCATCAAATTGAATTCCGTCAACCATGCCGGAAGGCGGTGATCCGGAGTTCTCGGTAGCAACTTGGTGGGCTTCAATTAATTGAATAATCGCACTGCCCATTTGGTTACGGGTCTTCAAGGTGAAGATCTCTCCGTCCCGGATCATCAAACGGGTGGCGATGTTCTGCACTTCGAGGAAGGTGAATCGTCCGGTGATCTCGCAACCACGGCGGCTCCACTTGCAAAAGTAGTCATCGGCCATCTCATTCCATGCTGGGTCGTTGGTATGTGCACGATGCTTGATGCCATCGCCTACGGAATAAAGTGCGATGTCACTGATCACCTGCCGGATGAGTCCGCTATTCAGTTCGAGCCACCGCATCTTGCGGGTGGTTTCGAGCCGATCAAAGACAGTCATCGTCTTCTTGAAATCGGTCGGCCACGATGACCAGATCCACGAACGCTTGTTGCTAAATTTTGCCGATTCGAAATTCGAGAAGATGCCCGGGCCTCCGGTCGCCTGTTTCTGCGGCGATCCGATCATGCCCTTCTTATTTTTAAGGGCTTGTTGCTGGAATTTCTTGCGGTTCTTTTTGCTCATAGTCCTCGGAAGTTGTTAAGAAAGTTGATAACTCGCACCCTGTCGATCTTTCCGTAGGTAATCGGATCCTTAATCTGCAAAGCGTAGCGGGCTTCCTCGATCACTTCCTTGACCGGCATCGCAAATTGCTTTTCCACGCTGGTGCCGGAGTCCTCATATTTCATCATAGTCTTGCCTTGGGTGATCAAGGTTTTTGCAGACGCGAGGATCGCTTCCACTTCGACTTGCGTGTATGCGAGAAAAATGCCGGATCTACTCATTTATTGTAGCCCGTGGTCAACCAGATGGGGGCGAGGCCGGTAATACTGCACAATGCACAAGGCAGTCCAGCCCCGCCCTTTTCTGTTTTCACCTTCCCACGTTAAGAGCCGTCAGTCAACTTGTTTCTCGTCTTTCGCTTTTTCTTCCTCGGTCTTGTCTTCTTGCTTCTTGCGATTTCTGCCGATCATCCGGAGAGCCTGTGCTGGCAATAATTGTAAAACCTCGCAGTCGAATAGGTGGTTGGCACGTTCTCCGACAAGTAGCCAAATCGGTTTCCCTGCTGGCGTGGTTCCTCGCTTTTCGCTGTTCATCTGCTTGGTGTATTCTTCTCCGGCATCTGCGGCATAGGTATGCACTCCGGTCTTCCGGAGGCGGGCCAGCAGATCCTTGAACAGCAGGTTGCTGAATTGATAAAGATTGCACTTACCGGCGGTGGCGATCGGCTTCGGTCGCGAGAATGGTTTGAAGATCATGCGAACGCCGGATCGGGCGGAAGGGTCAGTGATCTTCCAAGGGAATTCGTTTTGGCCGGATCCTTTGGTAGCATGCCATCCGTACAGAGAGCAGATTCGGTAAACCTCATCTGTCATGTGGCCGGAATCGAGGAAGGTGAATCCATCGGCCACTTTTACTTTTAACTGCACTGCCCGGATCTCGTCCCATGTCTTAACAATGCCCCACGTGATAAGACGCGACTGCCCATTCGCGGCCCACGCTCTGACCAAATAGTACATGTGGTCTTTCTGCACATCCACAGTGAGAAAACGCAAACGAACGTGACCTGCGGTTCCGATCTGTTCCGGGGTGAACGGCCCTGCTTCTACTTTTCCTGCGATGAATGCTGCTTCTTTTTCCCACTCCTGCGACATGTTGTATTCGCCGGGAAGGATCTCTCCGCCATCAAAGTCTGGTTCGTCACTCCAAGGTAACGCGAGACGCTTCTGTTTGAATTCCCGGCGTTTCGTATCTTCCGCACCTTCCCTCATCGCTTCCTTGGCCTCGATGCACTCCACTGCAAGATCGCCCCACGAAAGCCCCCACGGCACGCAAAGTGCATTCCAATGGTAGCCGACTCTGCCCTTTGGTGCATTTGAATTCAACGGCACGAATGTTGCGGTCTTGCACATTTCTGCCCGGACGCTGTTGCGATCCTTGTACCGAAGTTTGCATTGTTTGCATTCGTATTCGGTATTCTGCCGGATGATGTCGTAATCCCAGCCTTCGGCTTTCTTTGCCTCCGGAGGGTAAACGATCTGTTCCCATTCAAATGCTTGCCGTGTTCCACATCCGAAGCACGCGAACATGTATTCGCGGCGATCGGTTCCGTTGAAGGTATCGGTGAAGTCATCTTCTACCACTCCGCCCTGCGAAACGAATACGGCTTTGCCTTGCCAATTAAATGCGGTGAGTCGGGCCATCGCTTCCTTCATGTGGCCTTTTGGCCAGAGCCAGCACTCGTCACCGCCAAGGTTCTTGATCGATCGACGTTGCAGATTGCGAGTGTTATTTGCTCCGAGAATCCACTGTGTCATGCGATCGTACTGTACCACTGACCAGCCTCCATTGTCGTCTTGTCGCATCCGATCTTGCGATGCCGGAGTTGCTTCAAGTAAAGGTTTGAGTCTTCGCTTTGACCAATCCTGTGCGTTCATGTCGATGTCCTGCAAAAGAAGCATCGGTCCGGGTGCACGTGAAGGTGCAAACACGCTCCACAGTTCAAGGATCATGCTCTTGCCGGATTGCACCGGCCCCATCGCCACGATGGTTCGCACTTCCGGATCTGTCAGTGCCCGGAGAGGTTCTGCAAGGTACGGGGTATGCTCAATGCGGAATGGTCCGGGAATGGGCGAATAAGGCACTGAATGCACATTATGTTCAAGCCATGCGATAATGTCTCCGTCTGGATCCGGAGAGAGCAGAGATCGAAGTTGTGCTTCGTAGAGATCAGTTTGTTTCATCGTTCTTCATCGCATCTTCAATCGAGATGTCGGAGGATTGCGATATGCGATCCATCAGTGCTCGCTTCCATTCTTGGTAAGCCTTTAACGCCTTGGCCGGATCTTCCGGATTCATCTTCAACGGCAGGTCGCCTTCGGCTTGGTCTAATTCCTGCCGGAGTTGAAGAAGGATCTTGCCGAATCTTTCCACTGCGTGGCTGATCCGGATGTAATCTCGATTGGCGATGGCTCTTTCCCATTCTTGTTTTTCAAGTTTGGTCAGAGTGGCAAGTGTCTTATCGTAAGAGGAATAAAGCCGGGCTTGTTGCGGCGATCCTTCCTGCACTGCTTTAAGGTACTGCGATCGCGAAACACGCACAAGAAATCGCTGACGTTCAAGGATCTCTTCGTCGGCGGTCTGCTTTGGTATCCCGGAGTCTTGTTCCACATGTAGGCCACCTTCTCCGATCTTGTGATTGCCCGGAGCATGTCCGGTGTCCTTGTGTCTTTCTTCTCTCCATCGTTCGGCATCTTCAACGCTTGTCAGCGGCATGCCTTCTGCCACTAATTGTGAAATGCGGCCTTTCGATAGATTCCACTTCGTTGCCAGATCCTGTTGCAGTATCGCCATCGCTTACATTCCCGGAATGGGAAATTTGATGATCGGGTTTATGTCGTGGAGAGTTTTCTTTTTGGAATTCTTATTCGCCTTCGCCGCGTTGCCGTGATCCTGTCGCACGATCTTGCTACCCCATTTCATTTGCAACGCTTTCAGTTGGTCCTTCTCACGTTCCATGTTGCGATAGGTTGAACAGCCTCCGGTCATTTCATTCTGCATCGCATCATAAAACAAAAAGTTAATGCGGAGCACGCGGCGGTACTTGTTCAGCACTTGAAGCGACAGGTCGTAGTCTTCCTTCAAAGGCAATTTCTCATCGTACCGGAGATCAAGGTTGTTAAAGCCTTGCACCGGTCCAAGGATGCATGCGGTAAGATTAATCGGCGAATAAGATCGGTAGGCTTTTCGATCTGGTAAGATCTGAATGCCCCAAAAGCGAATGTCTCCATCGATGGCCATCTGCATCGCATTCCCGAATTGCCAATCGATCTGCTCCGGGGTGAGTGTCGTATGGAAACGATCCTTGTCATGGTGGAAGCCGATTTTCTTGATGTCATCATCAAGGATCATCAGTTGCTTCGATCCACAGTTGTTCAAGATGTAGTTCCGGATTCGGCAGACGCTTCCTTGGGCGGTGTTGGGCACAGCCCATACATTCACGCCGGATTGCTTCCGGTATTCATCGGCTTCGTTTTCTGCGACAACGTAAACCACTCGCGGCACAATTAAGTGCGTGGTCACGCGACCGGCTCGCTTGTAAGAGGGCGAGAAGATCGGAAATTCCGGGAAAGGATTATCCATTGTTGTTGGTAATCTTTTTAAGGTACTCGCCGCCATTGATCACTCGTCCGAGGCCCATGCGATCCATCTTGCCCACTTTGTAGAGATCCTTCTTTGTCTCTACGCCAAAGTGTTCCCATGCCATCAGCCAATCGGTTTCGTTGTTAAACGTTAGCACGATGTAATTGTTTTGTTCTCCGATGTATTCGGTAAAGGGCACTTCGCCAACATTGTCTTGTTCGTTCAGATCATCCGGATTGGTGATCTCGTCAAAGCCTGTCAGTGCGATGTTGAGTCCTGCTTCTTGAATCTGCAACAGTTCCACGCGTACTAGTTCTTCGTCCCAGCCACCTCCGGTTTCTCCGAGGCGATTATCTGCGAGAATGAATGCCTTTTTTTGTGCGTCAGTGAGATGCGAGAGCCGGATGCAAGGCACCTGTTTAAGTTCAAGACGTTTAGAGGCAAACACTCGTCCATGTCCTGCGATGATCCCATTGTCTTTGTCGATGAGCACCGGATTGTTAAAACCGAATTCCCGGATGCTCGCGGCAATCTGTGCAACTTGTTCCGGTGAATGTAGTTTCGCATTGTTGGCATAGGGAATGAGCGATGCGGTATCGATCATTTCAATTTTGTTGGGCGTGTTTTGTAGATCCATGTTTAGGTGGCAAATTAGGTAGCCCGGTTTAGGGTTTGTCAATTTTGTTAAACTGTTGCGGATTTGACGATGTCATTCCGGGGGAACCCCG